TTCTTTTTGGTAGTTTTTTTACGCCTATGTTGATAGGTTATCTTCTTTTTACCAGTTTTTTCACGTTTAAACCTTGCTTTTTCACTAGCTGTCATTTCTCCTGCTGTCTTAGGTGTCTTACTTGATACACGCTTACTTGGTCTACAGGCAGGGTATCCTCTTTTTTCACCTTTTTGACGACCACAAGGCTTTCCTGTTTTTACATCAACCCAGTTTTCTTTGAACCAACGGGTTAAACCGCCACTACTTCTTGCCACGTTTTTTAGTTCCCGTGCGATAAGTACCACCACGCTTTTTGTACTCTCGTACAAGCCAAGCATTAGCGTAAGCAGAAGGATAAACAGCGAATTTACGCTTTGCCTCTGCTTTTACCCTAGAGTATAACGCTTTATTTACAGGAACATTCGCCACGTTTCTTGCCTCCCTTCTTTTTCTTCTTCTTTTTCTTAGTCGTAGAATGATACATAAGTAGAAAAGTAACTTTTAATATATTCTAAACGAAGTCTGACCTAATGTCTCTGGTTTTGCAAGGTTAAATTGTTGCAAACATAAATACCCAAAAGCATCAAAAGCGTGATCTACACCCAAGTTTTTATTAGGTAATCCAGTATTTGGTGCATATGTAAGAGTTCTTAATGCTTTTATCAATTCTTTACAACGAGGATGAATAAAAGTTCTCTGATCTCCATTGGCATCAAGCAAAGCAGTATTAACAGCAGTAATCTTATCTCTAATTTTCCAAGGTGATTTAGGACTTAAAACAGTAAAACCAGACCTTCTTAAGATCGTATGATCTGTAACTCCTACCCCACTTGTCTTTCTTGCACTACCAGTAGGATCAGGACAGGCAATAATTCTTCTATCCACTCCATATCTTCTTGTAACTTCTTCAGCAAAATCCCAAGTTGTAGCTCCACCCGTCAACATAATCTCGTCAAAAACATATAAATTGTTGTCATGCTTATATGCACAGATCCCTGCCATAGGGTCAACGTTAAAATCTAAACCCAACAACAATGGCAGCATATGTAGGTCTTCTACTTCTTTATCAATATTGTCATCACTGAAGCTAACAGCAACCAAACCAGTAAGATTTTCAAAACTAGCTTCAAATTCCTGTCTAAATGTTCTCGCATCTAATTGTGACCTAGCTGCTTCAACTTCCTCTGGTGCAACATTACCCCCCTGTATCGTGGTAAAACTCCATCTTTTCCAATCATCCCATTCCTGTTCGCCACAAAAACACCACATATCATAAAACCAGCTTGCAGTGCCATCAGGAGTACTAATAAACAATGCCCACCCCTGTTTATCCGCTAGAGCAGGTCTAATTACCTCTGCCCATACATCTCGATCCATAAACGCTGCTTCATCCAATACAACCCCTGCTAGGCTTCTACCTCTCAATGCCATTGCATTCTCTGTACCCTTCAACTCAATAGTCGATCCATTTATTAACTCCAACCTTAAATCAGTTTCATTCTTACTCTGAACCCACACCTTTGGCACTAACTTCTTTAATTCTTTCCACGCAATATCCTTTGCCATCCTATAAGTAGGAGCACAATAGAAATATACTTCACCAGGTCGATTGATTGCTCCTCTTAACAGTTCAATACACGATAAATATGATTTTCCAAACCTTCTTCCTGCAACCAACACCCGAAATCTTTTATCACAATTAAATACCTCCCCCTGTGCATACCTTAAACTGATTTCTGGTCCGTTTTTTACCGCCATACACTTAAAAATAACAGAATTTTCAATCTCTACCCCCTATTTATAGCCTATTTCCGCATTTTTAGGTTATAGTTCGATTATTAACCCCTCTCAGATTAAGTCCGTGGCTTCTTCTACTTTCCCAAACGATATTACACCTCCAGTAGCTCAAGCGAATAAAACACGCAGACCTAGATTTGTAGCTCGCTCTACAGCAGAAAAGGTTCAAGAACGTGCTCAACGTCTTTACTCTCGTCAACTTCAAGGTCAAACTACTCGCCAACTAGTAATAGAACATTCAAAAATTGAACAGATCTCAATAACAACAGCTTGGGAAGATTGGGGTCGTGTAAAACACTGGAACACCGAAGATTGGGATAAAGATAGAGAATCTATGCTCCCACGCTTACAAGCAATGAGAGTACGTTTATTTAATCAAGCAGTTAAAAAAGGTCAATTACAAACAGCAGCACAGATCCTAGACTCTCTCGGCAAAGTAATAGGTGAATCCGTAGAAACTGTAAACATTCAAGCTCCAGAACTTTCAATTAAAGTCGAATCAAAGTAACGAAGATTTAGGATATATATTTAAGTTCCTCGCCTGGGCCATAGCAAAAAATTTTTTGCAACTAGCCCCCCATATACGCTCTAAGGTGCCTAGGTTCCTCTCTGATAGCGTTGTAATATAACTTTGGTATGATAGTACCTTGAGAATTTTGGCCTCTTAAAATCGATTCTGAAGGGACTTAGAAATATTTGTTAATATACTTGACTTTAATATCACTTTGATATAATATATCAATATGGTATATTATCATAATTGGTACATGGTGCATCTAAAAAATTCCCTATGTACAAAATATGATTTTACACCTTTTGCTCTTTTCACTTCAACTGTATCTAGCTTAATTCGTTAACTACGTATCACTTGGAGATTACAAAAGGAAAGAACAATAAAAGATCCTAGAAAATTTACCTTCCTTCCTTCTTATGGACTCACAAGAGTTAGCAAGACGAAAGTCTTACATGAACATAGACTTATGTCACAATCCCGTAGCTGCTTTTGATATAGCTTTATCAAAAAGTTATATCAATCAAGAATATTTCAAACAAAATATGATGTATCTTGAAGCTACTAACGAAACTCATCCGAAGTGGCCTAACTGTTTATTTTTTAAAGATTATCTAACAAGAGAAACTTTAAGGATTAGATATGATAGGTAACACTTGTATAAGTCCAGACTATGAAAAAATTTTGATATCTAAAAAAATTAGATATGAAAAATGTTTTTCTAAGTCTGGAAAACTTTGGCTTAAGGTTAATCCTTTTGATGAGTCAAATCATTTTGACTTTTTTCATTCAATACCAACTTTTGTAAAATTGGTATTGGATGATTAAATAAAATTAGATCTGGAGTTAGTTTTATTACTAACTCCTTTTATCCCTTCCAGATTATGAGAACATCACTCTTATTTTTTTCATTCTTTATTTTGATATGGCAAGCAATTGTGATATCAAATAATATTCACTCGCAACTAGAAACTAGAACCGAGTATATCTATTCAATACTTAAGGATATTTAATATGGGATTTTCAAACCCTGATTACTACTACCATAAATTAATTATGGATTTGACAGTAGAAAAATCTGAACTAAAAAATCAAGTTATCAGATTAGAAAAAAAATTAAACCAATTACAAAAGGATTTAAAAAAATGACCACAACAAAACACAAATTTAAAAAAGTTATCTTCACAATAGATGGAGACTTTGAACCATTAGTAGAAAATTTTGATTTGGAGTATACCAAATCAGGATATGACCTAAAAATAAAAGTCTTTTTGGATCCTGACGAATTCAAAAGATTTTATTCAAAAGATGAGGTAACTTTTTGCTCCAGATGTTTAAATTATGAACTAGGTGAAACGTGCTCTGAAGTTCACATTTATAATCCATCAAAAGAAGATTATAAAAATTATTATCTGGACTAAATAAAATTAACCCGCTAAAAATAGCGGGTATTTTTTTGCCTAAAATTTTTTTCAAAAAAAAAAAAAAAATTAAAAATTTAAAAAAAAATAGACTAATAGTAACTAATAATAATTTGAATGAATTTTTGAATGTAAAAAATTGAATGGAAAAATTGAATGTTTTTTATTGAATGTTTTAAATAATACTTTAAATATAAACTATTATTTGATATCATTTAATAGTAAACATATTTATCTTTTAACTATGAATCACACATTAACAGTAAGTGCAGCTTATGGCAGAGACTTTAAAAGTAAAAAAGAAATTCTCAATTATTGGAATCAAAACAGAGACTTTCAAAATTTAGGAATTTTTGAAACTGGTTATATAAATAAGCAAGATGCAAAAAAATATAAAGTTGGTTTTTTAAATGTCAGATATAGAAACTTAAAAAATATAGCAGTTATAAACGTTAGTGAGGACACTATAAAATGAAACAATTATTGAAAATGTCAAAAGGGAATAAAAAATTAAAACAGACTTTAATTTTTGATTTACCCGCAGGCCGTACCTGTCCGAATTCTGACAAGTG